CTGATTGGAATACTTTTAATAATAAACAAGCCACTTTAGCAGCCGCCACTACTTCTGTTTCTGGATACCTGACTTCTACTGATTGGAATACTTTTAATAATAAACAAGCCACTTTAGCAGCCGCCACCGCTTCTGTAAGTGGTTATATGACTTCCGCCTATGCTAGTAAATTGGATGGCATCGCCACTGGAGCAACCGCAAATACCGGAACAGTCACTAGTGTTACCGGTACAGCACCAGTTGTCTCATCCGGTGGTACAACACCTGCTATATCCATGGCAGCCGCCACTACTTCTGTTTCTGGATACCTGACTTCTACTGATTGGACTACTTTTAATGGCAAGCAATCCGCATTAGGAACCGCGTCAAACTTCCAATTTAATTCGATAGGGGTGGGAACTGCTGCCGCAGCTACAGCTGGTGATATAAGGGCAACTGCTAATATTACTGCTTATTATACTTCCGATAAAAGATTAAAAGAAAACGTAATTCCAATTAGTAATGCACTTGCAAAAGTTAAACAAATCAACGGAGTTAAATTTGATTGGACGGATGAAGAGATAGAAAGGCGAGGTGGTATCGACGGCTATTTTGTACGTAAAAGTGATGTTGGAGTAATCGCACAAGAAATAGAAAAGGTATTACCCGAGGCAGTTGCCACAAGAGAAAGTGGTTATCTGGCAGTCAGATATGAATTGCTCGTGCCATTACTTATCGAGGCCATCAAGGAACAACAGGGGCAAATCGATGAACTGAAGAAATTGGTGGATGGTAAATAATGACATTACAAGCATCTGGGGCAATTTCAATATCTAATATCAGTGTTGAATTGGGATTATCTGCCACATCTACTCGTAGTTTAAATGATGCTACTAGCAGAACTTTAGCAGGCGTTGCCTCCGGCGCAATTTCGTTAAGTAGTTTTTATGGAAAGGCAAATGCTTTCGTATTTAATCAGACTATTTCTGGAAATACTTCAAATTATAATTTGAAGTCATCGGCAATCGCAGCTGGATGGAACCAAGTGCTCAAGTTGACCGCAACTATCACCATTAATGCGGGTGTTTATGTATATGCAACATCTGGAAATTATGCATTTGCGACAGGCGTAACATTTCCTACCGGAACTACTTTATCAGTAGTTAATAATGGAACTATAGTTGGTTATGGTGGTGCTGGGGGAGATACCGAAGCTGTTGGGGCAGCAGGTGGTCCAGCTATATTATTTCAATATGCCACTACAGTTACCAACAATGGAAGAATCGCCGGCGGAGGCGGTGGTGGAGGTGGAGGCGGATCCGTAGGGCTAAGTGAATTTTATGGTAATTATAACGTCGGTTATAATGAAGGTATTGGCGGCGCGGGCGGAGGTGGTTTAGGAAGTGGTGGTAGTGGTTCGCTTACCGCTGCGGCCGGTGGTAGTGCAGGTACAGGCGGCAATGATGGGGTTTGTACTGCCATTGGTGGTACTGGCGGCACCGGTGGTTCGTATGGTGCTGCTGGTGCTTCTGGTGGAGGAGCAAATTATGTATACAGCAGTTCTACTGCTTCTATGGCCTATCTTAATCCTCCAGGTGGTGGAGGTGCAGCAGGAATAGCAACAAATACAAGAGCATCAACGGGGTCAACTATAACAGGCGGTACCGTGAATGGTGCTAATACTTAAAAGAGAAAAATATGAATTTTAAAATAATAAACTTTAATAAAGATACAGGACAGGCTATTATAAGATTTGATGGTTATTCCCCAATGGCAATTACATTACCAATTGAAGATGGTAGATATTTAGTTGGTGAACATTTAGAAACCTATATAGAATCATTCAGACCTTTTGTGGATGTTTCAAGACAACAACTTCTTAAAGATGTTTCCAATCAAGAAGAAATAGATATTTTGGTTGAATTGGAAGAAGTTGATAGTGAAACAATTAAACAAGAAGCATTATTAAGAAGAAATAGACTTTTAATCATAAGCGATTATACACAACTTGGTGACTCCACTCTCAGAGAAGATCAAAAGGAAGCATTTGCTAGTTACAGACAGCTATTACGAGATATTCCTCAACAACCGAACTTTCCTACTAAAATCATTTGGCCTAACGAACCTGTCATTTCATCCGCACCAATTACACCAGTGGTAACAATAGGATGATAAAAATACATGAGTTGGGTTATTTTGGTAATATATGGGTAAGACAAAATTACCTTGAGAAGAAAGGTGATTTTGTCGAAGGACACACTCATAAATTTGACCATGTATCTTTATTAGCCTCAGGTAAAGTATTGGTAGAAGTTGAAGGTTGTGAACCAAAAGAATTTACAGCAGCTACTTTCATCATCATAAAAAAAGAACATGAACATAAATTTACAGCATTAGAAGATAATACTCTTTGGTATTGTGTATTTGCGCTAAGGGATTTAGATGGTGATGTAACTGATATATACAGCGGAGATAATAATCCATATGGGTCAACATCTAGTGGATTTAATTAAAGGAAAGGAAAATGACAGGAATAGTTAGAGATAACGTAGATACACACGAAGGGCACGATGGTCCCAATGCCCCATATCATAAAACATATTATAATACCGGTAGTCCAAATGTATTTGCAAATAATGAAAAGGTAGTAAGAAAAGGTGATAAGACATTATGCGGAGATGCCGCCGTTGGTGCTTCCAGTAATGTGTTTGCCAATGGCATAGCACTTCATAGAAATGGCGACGCTACATCTGGTCATGGAAACTGGCAACCCAGCAAGGCAATTTCTGGTTCACCAAATGTATTTGTAAATACTTGACATTATATAAAATTCTGGTATAATACCAGCATGAAAGAATTTTTAAAAAGACATAATATTACAATTTTAGACACGCAAAAACAGTGGAGAAAGTTTCGACCAATGTATAACTACTTCACACAATCAGACGATGCTAGTTTGATTGAAGAAGCAGTTCATTATGATACCGAACCACTGTATACCATTCAAATTCCGGAAAGTCAATTACAAAATATTCAAGAATTTGAAGATCATGTATTCAATAATATGAAAGAACATGGACATTTCAATATGTTTCAAGCAATAATGGAACAACGGGAAGAAGAAAAAAGATTACGGGAAGAATTTCCAGCTGTCAAAAAGGCATTTGAAAATTATTCCCTGGTATTAAAATTTTGTAAAAAATAGCTTGACATTATAAAATGCCATGGTATAATAACTCATACTTAAGAAATTAAGTATACCAATCATCTCCTAGGAGATTAACATTTTACCACTATAAGGAATAACACCATGTATGAATATATCTTAAGAGTTAGATTACAAAATGGTTCTTTTACTGAAATGCCATTTAGAGCAATTAGCCTAGGTTTTGCTATCCAAATTGCGGAATCTCAGTTTGGTAAAGGTAATTACCTAGGAGTTATTAGAGAATCATATGTTGGTTAATTTTCATTTTTAACCAATATTCGTTCTAAACAATGATAAATATTATTGTAGTACCGTTTCGTAAAGAAACTAAGATAGTTGGGTTGAATTGTACTTAGTATCAACCCCGCGAGTCTTGGCCAATGAAGAAACCCGAATGTCGGGAAGCCATACTCGCCAAAAGCATAACAAGTGACAGGAGTTATGACTGATGGAGAAAACGCCAGCAACAAACGGATTAGCACACCTAAGGCAGTTATCTCCCTTAATGTAATGTGTTTTGAAACTAAAACACACCAAGTGAAAGGAGAAAAAAATTGAATAATTCACTTATTTTACTAATCATTGCGATTAGTCTTGCAGTATCGAACAATGTAGAAGCAAAAGAACATAAAGTTCATCATGCCTCTATTAAGAAAGTTAACCACTCGCATGAAAAAAATCATGTCAAAAAGAGTATAAAGAAACATCATATTAAAAAGCACAACGTCAAAAAACGTCATCATATAATAGCTAAGAAAAACAATTCTTTAGTAGGGGTAGCAAGTTGGTATGGCTACGAATCTGGAAACAGATATCGTCGTAAACCAAAAACTGCCAGTGGGGAAGTCTTCAGTCCTCATAAGCTAACAGCAGCTCATAGAAGTTTGCCGTTTGGAACTAAGGTTAAAGTAACCAATCTAAAAAATAGTAGATCGGTAGTTGTTATTATTAATGATCGTGGACCATATGTTCGTCCACGTATAATTGATTTGTCAAAAGCGGCCGCGAAGGCCATTGGAATGGATGGACTTCAACGAGTATCATTAGCACTAGTAAGTTCCTAAATACTATCTACTATGAATAAATCACTAACGGGCGATTATATAATCGCATACTTAACCCTATTGAGTGGATTATCGATATCCACAGTTGCTGTCTACTATTCGGTCATTGGCCTCATTAGTATATTTTCAGCAGCAGCAACTCCTATAATGATTATGGGAGTTGTATTAGAGTTAAGTAAGTTAGTGGCAACCGTCTGGCTCAAAAGACATTGGAAAGATGCGTCATTTTTAATATTATCATATTTAACCGCAGCAGTATTGATACTGATGCTAATAACCTCTATGGGGATATATGGATATTTAAGCAAAGCTCATTTAGACCAAGCTATTCCTTCAGGGGATATTATTGATAAAGTCGCATTACTTGATGGGAAAATCAACGTACAGAAAGAAAATATAGAAGCATCACGCAAAGCATTAACCCAAATGGAATCTGCATTTGATCAAACCATGGCTCGTTCTACATCGGAACAAGGTGCAAGTCGTGCTGTACAAATTAGAAGAACACAAACAAAAGAACGCACCCTGCTTCAAGGAGAAATTTCTACTTCACAGAAAGAAATAACCAAACTGAAGGAAGAACGTACCCCAATTGCTAGGGAACTGAGAAAAGTTGAGGCAGAAGTTGGTCCAATTAAATATATTGCTGCGTTAATTTATGGAGATAAATTAGATGATAATTTACTCGAACGTGCTGTAAGATGGATGATAATATTGATTGTATCGGTATTTGATCCATTGGCAATAATATTACTACTAGGATGTCAACATACATTTCGTGAAATTAAAAATGTAAAAAATGAAGAATATATGGAATTACTTGATGATATCAATGAAGAATATATATATTCAATAGAAGATATTATAGAACCAATAGCAGATATTATACCCAATGAAGAAAATATAATTGTCGACATTGAGCAAGAAATGGTAAATAATATAACAGAAGTAAGTAACTTCCAGAATGATAACATGGAAGGTTTATTTTTTCCAAATACCCCAGAAAAAGGACAGCGATTTACAAGATTGGATTATGATCCACCAAGAACCTTTTCATTTGATGGAGTACAATGGATTAATGCTGAAACACAACAAACTTAAGAAGGGTACATGAATTTCGGGAAAATTACCGTAGTAACACCACCAGATAAAATATTTAATTTAAATGTAAGCTACTTGTTAGTATGCCCATCATTGACTGTTAAACAACAATTCCAAACAATTTTAAGCAAAAGTATCGACAATTTAAATGTATTCATTTATGAAAATGATGAGAATGATATCGATTGGTTGCTGAGTGTATCTTTTATGGTTGATGTAGTGATAATCGATATTGACAATTGCAGTCCAATTGCCAGTTCATTTGTTACCTTTCTATTAGCACAACCAAATGTCCATTACATTACAAATGATGAAATAACCCCATACAATTTAATTTCAAAAAATAGAATTTTTAATTTAGATTGGATAGCAGAACAACTTCAAAACCCAGAGGACGAAGACGAATATGGCGATGAACCAGAAGAGTAGAATTAGCGTGTATATTAAAGAAGGCGAGAATATCAGCCAATCTTTACGACGTTTTAAAAAGAAAGTAGAGGAAAGCGGAAAGTTAGAAACTCTACGTAAAAAAGAATTTTATGAAAAACCCACTACTGCACGAAAACGTGCTAAAGGTGCGGCCAAAGCTAGATTGAGAAAAAAACTAGAGAAAGAAGCACTTCCTACAAGAAGACGATAATTTCGTCTTCATTCACTTTTCATATAATATTAATTTAACATAATTTGTCAAAAGTAATTGACATTGTAGACTAATGGTGGTATAATGTCATTTTTATATGAGAAAAAAGATGAATAATCAAATAAATGAAATATTGAGTATTTCACAAGAAGAATGTGCTGAAGTAATTCAAGCAATCTCAAAAATTTTTAGATTTGGCATCGATACCAGTTGGAATGGTGAAAAAAATCGTGAACATCTGGAAGAAGAACTCGGAGATTTAGTTGCTATGATATTTCTTATGACAAAGAATGGAATAGTCGACGAAGCTAAAATTTGTAAAGCTGCTGATAAAAAATTATTAAAACTTGCAAAATGGTCTAACATAACATTTACAAATGATAAATAATATCGTATTAAATGCCATCTGGGTTTAATACATGGCATAGTGCCAAAAATACTCGCTTATTATAAGGAGAAATAAAATGAGCAAAATTATAGGTATCGACTTAGGTACAACCAATTCATGTGTGGCAATCCTGGAAAATGGATCTGCTAAAATTATAGAAAATGCGGAAGGTACTCGTACTACTCCGTCAATCATCGCATATACCGACAATGAAATATTAGTCGGTGCGGCAGCAAAAAGACAATCTGTTACAAATCCAAAAAATACCCTATATGCGGTTAAACGATTAATCGGTCGGTCTTTTGACGAAGATGCTGTTCAGAAAGATATCGATCTTATGCCATATTCAATCATCAAAGCAGAAAATGGTGATGCGTGGGTTGAAGCAAATGGTGAGAAATTAGCCCCACCGCAAATTTCAGCAGAAGTATTACGAAAAATGAAAACAACCGCTGAGGATTATCTGGGCGAAGCAGTGACGCAAGCAGTAATTACCGTACCTGCATATTTCAATGATTCACAACGTCAAGCAACAAAAGATGCTGGTCGTATTGCTGGATTGGAAGTATTACGTATCATAAATGAACCAACCGCAGCAGCATTGGCATACGGTGTTGATAAAGCGGATAGCAAAGATAGCAAAGTAGCAGTCTATGATTTGGGTGGTGGAACTTTTGATATTTCCATTATTGAAATCGCAAGTATCGATGGCGAAAAACAAATCGAAGTACTATCTACCAATGGTGATACATTCTTGGGCGGTGAAGATTTTGATCAACGATTAATGGATTATATCATTGATGAATTTAAAAAGGATTCTGGATTTGATCTAAAAAGTGATATGATGGCACTTCAACGTTTGAAAGAAGCAGCAGAAAAAGCCAAAGTTGAATTATCAAGTACCACACAAACAACTATTAATCTACCATATATTTCAGCCGATGCTAATGGCCCCAAACATCTTAATATTACCATTTCGAGATCTAAGTTTGAATCATTAGTGGAAGATTTGATTCAACGAAGTATTGAACCTTGTAAAATTGCTATGAAGGACGCCAAAGTAAAAATCAGTGATATCGATGATATCATTTTAGTTGGTGGTCAATCACGCATGCCTAAAGTTCAAGAAGCAGTTGAAAAATTGTTCGGTAAAGCACCACGTAAAGATGTTAACCCAGACGAAGCTGTTGCGGCAGGTGCGGCAATTCAAGGCGCGGTACTTTCTGGTGATAAAACAGATGTATTATTACTTGATGTAACACCATTGAGTTTAGGCATTGAAACAATGGGTGGAGTATTCACTAAGATTATTCAAAAAAATACTACAATCCCAACTAAAGCAAGCCAATCTTTTTCAACAGCAGAAGACAACCAACCAGCGGTAACTATTAAAGTTGGACAAGGCGAACGTGAATTATATCAATATAATAAACAACTAGGCGAATTCAATCTAGAAGGAATTGCACCAGCACCACGTGGAGTACCACAGGTTGAAGTAACATTTGACATTGATGCTAATGGAATTATGCATATTTCAGCAACAGATAAGGCAACTGGTAAGAAAAACAATATTACTATCAAATCTGATTCTGGTGTCAGTGAAGAAGAAATTAAACGAATGATACGTGATGCTGAAGAAAACGCAGAATCTGATATGAAGGCTAAGACATTGATTGAAGCACGCAATGGTGCTGAATCACAAATGAATAGTATTCAAAAAGATTTTGATGAGTTGAAAGATCAGTTAACTGATGAAGATAAATCAGCTATTGAATCAGCATTAACGGATCTTAAAGAAGCTACTAATGGGGACGATGCCGAAAAAATTAATGAACTAGTTCAAAAATTATTCGAGACATCAGCGCCATTGGTATCTAAAAAACAAGAAGCCGAACAACCAGTTCAAGCTGATAATAATGATCAAACTGTAGATGGAGAATTTACAGAAGTTTGATAATATATAGATAGTATAATAACTCCTGTGAGATGCCATTGGGTCTCATAGGAGTTCTTGCTTAATAAAGGAGAAGCACATGACACCGTTAAAAACAATAGACGCCCAAGTGTTGACAAATTTAAATAGAGCCCTAATAGGTTTTGATTTAATAGTTAACTCAAGATTGGCATCTGTCCAACATACTAATTATCCACCATATAATATCATTAAATACGATGATACCCATTATGCTATAGAGATTGCAATTGCTGGCTTTTCAAAAGATGAAATTTCTGTACAGATTAAAGAAAATCAATTGATTGTTATAGGCAATCATGTTAATATAGACAATAGTGAAGTTGAATATTTACATCGTGGACTAGCGGCTCGGAACTTCGAACAGGCATTTGCGTTAACCGAATACCTTACAGTTGATGAGGCGGTTATAAATGATGGATTATTAAAAATCACCTTCTTGCGGATTATTCCAGAATGGCGTAAACCACATAACATAACAATTAAATAATATCATAACTTAATAGGAATAAAACATGTCTACAGAAATTGCCCCAATTGAAAAAACCAAAATCAGAGTAGAAAATCCAAAACGCTGGAAAGTTATTATTATTAATGATGACCACACACCAATGGACTTCGTAATATCCATGTTGATAGAAATTTTTAGACACGAGCTTGATAGCGCATCACACATAACCAACCAAGTTCATGAATCAGGGTCAGGTATTGCCGGCGTATATGATTTTGAGATTGCTGAAGTAAAAGCGGTAGATGCTACTAAACTGGCACGGGAAAATGGATTTCCATTACAGATTAAGATAGAAACAGACGAATAATATACAGAGGAATATATGAGTTTAAAAGAAATTACAAAAGATTTACACACAGAAGCAGAAAAAACAGAATTTGCAAAACTACTGTTATCTGGAAATATTTCAAAAGAGAAGTATACTGATTACTTATATCAAATGATTGCAGTATATGGACCAGTTGAATTTGGTTGTAAAATTCAAGGAATATTTGAAACTCTCCAAGGAGTAGAAAGACTTCATAAAATAGCACAAGATTTTCAAGAATTAGCTGATAAAAATCATCACTATGTTTGGTTACCAGCTACCTTAGCATATAACCAATATGTAATTGAGTTGATAAATGATCCTGAGAGATGTCATTTACTAAAAGCACATTTGTATGTTCGTCATATGGGTGATCTGTTTGGTGGTCAATATATCGCAAAGAAAATTCCAGGTAGTGGCAAGTTTTATGAATTTGACAATGTCGAAGAGTTGCGTGCTGCGATTAGAAATATGTTAACTGATGACCTCGGCGACGAGGCAAGAGTAGCTTTTTCGTGGGCTATTAAGATAATGCGCGAACTTAGTAATGAGTAATATTTGGAATGAATTAATTAAAATTCAATCATTCTTAGAAGAAAAATTTAATAGTAGTGGAATACCAGTTCCAGATCATGGGTTTGATCGAATAACAAAACCAGGTTGGACTAATAAAGGATGGACTAGTGATCAATATAGACGTGCGCACATGTATGTTGTTGATGCTAGAACAACAAAAGGATTATGGATGATGCACTGTTGTATATTTCCGCATACCCATAACCCAGCACCTATTTTTGGATTGGATGTCATAGCCGGAAAAAATAAAATCACTGGATGTTTTCATGATTTTAGTCCAGCAGGCGATGATAACCATCCATTAATTGAGTGGTTCGCCCACGAAGTTAGTGAGTTGTCCTGGAGCAAACAACGTAAATTACCAGAATGGGCTGAACGTATTTTTACTACATCGATGATTGCTGCCAGTAATGTTCAAAAGCAAGAAGAAGTTATACAGATTGTTGATATTGTATCCAAGACTATTGAACAATACTTAAACACAGTAGCTGATACAAATAATACTGCAGTCGATACTACCTTTAATCAAAATTATTATGCGCAAAATCAAAAACAAAATCCACATAATGTAAATGTGATGCTTAATTTGGGAATGGATATTGATAATATAGATATATTCGTTAATGAATTTATGTTTCCAGAAATACCACTAATTAACTAGCAGTATTATTAACGGTTGTTTCCCTGTAAATATATAAGGGGAGCAACCACTATGAATAAACTACTAGGTATAATTATACTACTGTTAAGTACAAACATATATTCTGCTGAATTATCGTACCAATTTAATAGCCCATCATTTAATGGTTCTGGCTATAGCCAACATGTGCTAACAATAAACCAATTAGAGACCCAAGCAGCTGAGAAAAAGAAAGCGGCAGAAGATGCTCAAAAGGCAGAGCAGAAAGCAGCAGCTGAAAATACCCCACAGGCAAAATTCCTAGCCAACTTAGAATCAAGAATTTATTCACAACTCGCTCAACAATTAACAAACAGTATGTTTGGGGAAGGAGCAGCCCCATGTACTACACCCGGAGCAGTGTGTGGAACCATACCTGATTTGGGTGGCAACACGGTTTCTTGGTCACTAGGCGATGGTTCAGATTCTGGGATGATCATCCTACACATAACCAATAACAGTAACCCAAGCCAAACAACAATAATAAAAGTACCATCAGGAACTTTTTATTTCTAATTATGAAAAATATCATATTGTTATCAATAATATTATTACTTCAGGGATGTGCGGCAGGTAGTGCTTTACGTAATTTGATCACTGGCGAGCAATTTGATGACCCAGTCGTTGAAGCAAGTAAATATCTCATCAAGGATGAGAATATAATTGCTGCTCCGGCCAATGGATTAATTCCAATTGGAGTGTATGGATTTTCTGATAAAACGGGTCAAAGAAAATCGTTAGCCAACATAGCAAGTTTAAGCTCGGCTGTTACACAAGGAGCGGAAACATATTTAATAAAAGCACTTCAGGACGTAGGTGGTTCAAGGTGGTTCGTAGTATTAGAACGGGTTGGATTAGAAGATTTAATAAAAGAAAGACAGATGATCCGTCAGGCTAGGGAACAATTTCAAGGTCAGGCAGCGGTGCAATTGCCAGCATTAACTTTTGCTGGTATTTTAGCAGAAGGCGCAATCGTCGGGTACGACTCAAATACTATTACTGGAGGAGCAGGTGTAAGAATATTTGGGATAGGAGGGGAGACACAATACCAAAGTGATACAGTGACTATTAGTTTAAGAACAGTGTCGGTAACTACTGGCGAAGTTTTAACCAGTGTTACTATTACAAAGACTGTACTGAGTTATGTAGATAAACTTAGTGTATTGAAATTCGTGGATTCTGGCACAACAGCCATTGAAGCGGAACTTGGTGGAAGTATCAATGAAAGTATAAATCGAGCAACTAACAAAGCAATACAGGCAGCTGTATTAGAAACTATAAAAGAGGGTGTTCGAAAAGGTCATTGGTCTTTCAAAGAATAAAATTAAACGGAGCGTATATGAGGAAACTCAGATAATGTAAGTACAATGAAAAGAATAATATCGAAATTTCTAGTTGTATCATTAGTGGCACTTTTTTCAAATATAAGTGGAGCAGTTGGAACAGCAACAGGTCCCAATAAAGTATATATTGAACAATTAGGGAATACCAATGTAATAACAATAGAACAAGTAGGCGGAACAAATACAGTAGCGGGAATTAATGGGTCAACAACCGTTGGTACAGATGGCGTTACCACACACACCCCAGGAGCTGCAAGCGAACTTAATTATGCAACTGTAACGGGAAGTTCCGATAGTTTAGTTATAACTCAACACGGTGATAATAACTGGGCCCAATATAATATAAAAGGTAATAATAACTCATATTTCAGCACAGTCACCGGCGACGATAATACAACTGAGTTAGTAGTAGGAGATGCAACTTTTACAAATAATCACCATAATTCATTTTCTGAATCCTTTGTGGGAAATGGTAATTTATCACTCGAAACTGTTATTGGTAATTATATAACCAGCCAACTCTCTGTAACTGGTGATGACAACCAAATTACACAAAATTTATTTAGTACAAATGGGTCTAGCACCATAGACATAACTGGTAATACTAACGTTGTCAACGTTGAACAAACTGATGTGGCTGGAGCCATTGGTCACGTTTTGGAAGAATCCATCACCGGCGATTATAACTCAATATCAACACAGCAACAAGGGTCAAATGATACCACTATCAATATAGCCAATACCGGCGACCATAACACAATAACCGTTCGTTCAAGTTCGTCCAGTATCGTCGATCCACAAACCGCAATAGTAAGATAGCATTTCATGTATCACTACGGGTTGGTTCTCATGTTCGTTTCTACATTAAGCTGGGCCGGAATAGGCTCAGTGGTAGATACGAAAGGAACCGCCTGTCACGTAGAAAGAAATAAAGAAAAAGTCACTGGTGAGAAAGGCTCAGTAATAGAAAGTATGGATACCTACATCACTGGAGACTGTGTGAGTAATATCACATTCAAGGACGACACTAAAGTTAAAATAACTGAAAATAGTAGACTGGTAATTGACGATTTTGTCTTTGATCCAAATCAATCAGATGCTGGTAAATTAGCACTGAAGGTTGGCATGGGGACCGTCCGTTATACCTCTGGGCAAATAGCAAAAAACAACCCACAACGCGTTGGAATTAAAACACCAACGGCAACTATAGCAGTTCGTGGTACAGACTTCTCCATGACAGTAGATGAGGCCGGACAATCTTTGATAATGCTTGTACCAAGCTGTAAAGATGACAAAGATGTCAAGAAGTATGAGTTAGAAGAAAATAAGTGTAAAGTTGGTAAAATAGAGGTTGAAACTATGTCTGGAAAAGTCTCACTCGATATGGCGTTTCAAGCGACCTATGTACAAAGCGCCACCATGAGCCCAACTCCTCCCATTATAGTAAATACAGTCGAGGCTAAGATTTCTAATAATCTCATTATCGTAAAACCGATAGAAGTTCAAAATGCCATAAAGGAATCAAGCAAATCTCCGCAAGATAAAGAAAAAGAAGAAATGGAAGCAGAGGCGGCAAGGAGATTAGCAAACATGGTTGCTAAAACAGAGGAAGATATGGAAAATGCTAGGATACTCCGGATGATGGAACTAGCTGGATTGAATGGATGTAACCCAGCTACCAGTATATGCGTTATATGGGATAAACCAGGCGAATCTACTGATGCCAGCAAGGGAAAAGGTATAGCGTTCCGCTATACAGAAAATCAACATTATACAGAAGTCAAGACCAGCGGGTATAATTCCAATACATATGTTTCTATTATACAGGACGACACTCCAGCAAGTATTATACTAGGAGATGGTAGCCCAGGTGGAAATATTGTTAACATTAAACAAAATACAGGAGTGATAAAAGCCCCATGAATTGGTTATTATTGTTAATACTTTTACTTTCTAGTGTTGCTGAAGCGACAACATTTTCTGATACAAAATATAGTAAATTTCAAGTTGCGGACAGTCAATGGAATGTTAGTGCGTGTATGTATACGTCAACTTGTCAAATTTATAGCAAAAATCCAGGAACGGCATATAAAATACCATGGACGACTGGAAGATTATCATGGGCGACTGGTGATTATATATCATTCGTTCCTAACATGGTGAATGGTGTTCAAAATTCTACAAATCCCTGGAAGGCTATTCAATACGATGCTAGCGGAACTCAAAAAGCTATAATGGGGATTGGTCATATTATTAATATGGGCACTGGATATTTCTTCTTTGTTGGATATGATAATAATACAGGGCAGTTATTCAGCACTACGACGGGCATGAGTAATACAGCAGGAGTATCATGGACAGGAACATTAAATCCCACAGTAGAACAAGTTGATGCCGCTGCTGCAACTTGGTCAACTACTCCATTAGCAGCTGGTCAAACATATACATCAGCACCAAGTTTATGCTGCGGTGGAAGTAGTGCCAGTTTTAGCGCGAGTCCTGCTAATGTCGCCCAAGTACAAACTTTTGTCAATAGAACATCAAGCGATACACAAGTTTATATAAACCAAATAGGAAATGCCAACACCATCACGGTAAATCAAACTGGTAGTAAGAACAACTATGTAAATTATTCCGGCAATGGGTCAAATAATACCGTAAACATTAATGAAACAGCAACGGGTAATAATATGACAAACTTTACCGAGTTGACCATATCGGGAAATAATAATACGGCAAACCTATCCCAACAGAATACCGGAGGGACCAAGCAAATATTTGGTGCAATAAATGGAAATAACAATTCATTAATTACCAGTCAATCTGGTTCTGGAAATCAATCCATTGAAGTATCACTAACAGGTGGTAATAAAAATGTTGATATAAATCAGCAAGGTAGTGGAAATCATATGGCCAATGTTGAATTGTCCGGTCAACCAACTGATTTAAGTCTATCACAAGCAGGCTCAACTTCCCAATCATATTCAATTCAGTTCAATTGTGCCACCGCTGGTGGATGTCCTAAGATTTCAGTACAACAGCAATAATAAAATAAATACAAGTGCTAAACAACTTATGGAGAAATACTATGATTTGGTCAACCCCAACATACAATGATATTAGACTAGGCTTTGAAGTAACCCTTTATATAGCCAATAGATAATTTTGGATGGGTGTATGGCACCCATTTCATAAAGGAAAACAATGACTGTTTTAATATTAACAAAATCAAAAAAAGACGAATACGAAACAATTAACTTATTAAACAGCTTCAAAAACAGAAATATTAAAGCACGGGTATGTCAGTTCAATTCTTTAGATCTTGTGATTAATGATAAAATTTATTACAATGGTGAACCATTTGAATTGCCCAAGATTGTACTTCCAAGATTGGGAGCTGGTATAACTAGAGCCGAACTAGCAGTCATTAGATATTTTGAACTAGCTGGTATTGCTTGTGTTAATAGCAGTAATAGTGTAGATATCGTACGTGATAAATTTCAAACTGGAGAAATGCTCAGTGCAGCTGGAATCCCCGTACCAACTACTATGTTGGTAAAATCTCCATTGACAAATACCCTAGTAACTGATATAATAAAGTTTCCCTGTGTGGTAAAAGTAGTGGTTGGTAGTTTTGGTGAAGGCGTATACTTATGTGAATCTGCCAAAGAATACAAACGTATAATTGAATTTATCGATGATTTAGGAAATGATAAATCATTAATAGTGCAAGAATACCTCGGCCACAGACCAGGCGAAGATTTACGAGTATTTGTAGTTGGAGGGAAGGTGTTAGGCGCCATGAAGAGATCCGCCCCATCGGGTGATTTTCGAGCAAACATAACAAAAGGCGGGGTTGGTGAGGTATATCCAGTCACCCCAGAAATAGAAGAAATCGCGTTGAAAACTGCCAACATGCTAGGACTAGATATTGCCGGAATTGACCTATTATTTGATCCTCGTGGTTTTAGAGTTTGCGAGGCTAATTCAAATCCAGGGTTTATTGGCTTTGATCAATACTGTCACGTAAAGGTAGCTGATTCAATAGCTGATTTCATAGTAGACAAACTAAAATAAATACTCATATGAAGAAAATATTATTATCACCATGGCTAGCATTATTAACATTATCCCTAGTAATCTCTATTAGGTTTATAGACCCGTCGTTTGTAGAAAGTATAAGGTTACGTTATTTTGATACTTTATTAACTCAAAATATTACAAAATCAGATATTCAAATTGTAAACATAGATGATGAAACTCTTCGACAAAAAGGACAGTTTCCATTTCCACGTGATCAATATGCTAATCTTATTAAAGAGTTATATGAACACGGTGCTGGGTTGGTGGTATTTAATATATACATGCCGGAAAATGATAGGTTTGGTAAGGATGATATATTAGCTAACACATTAGCAGAATACCCAGTTGTTTTACCTCAAACAGCAACGGATGAACCAATAACACAAACTTTTCTGCCGTTTCGTCCAGGAGTATCCGTAATCGGTGATGGCAATCCAGGAATATCTTATGAAAATATCGAACCCAATATTGAAGAATTTAACAACAGTGCTGCTGGTATTGGTGTTGTTAATACCATCCCGGAAATCGATGGCGTTACCAGACGAATCCCAATGGTGGTCTCTTCCAAAGGATTATTGTATCCGAGTATCAGTCTCGAAACCTTGCGTGTTGCATCAGGCGACCCATCATTCCAAGTTAAAGTTTTCAATGGATCAATCCAAGCAGTTAGAATACCAAAATTTGGAAAAATACAAACAGACGACATCGGTCGCATTTGGCTTAAACCAACAACCTTTAGTGAACATTCATCAGTTAAACTCCCAGAGTCCTTTGGTTCCAGCATCGTCGTTGTTGGACTCACTGCAAAAGGGCTCAACAACCCCGTTGCAACTTCTGCTGGATCAGTCTTTCCACATTATGTTCAAGCAGCAATTTTAGATACAGTTGTTAAAGGCACTAACATATCAAGACCAGAATGGAGCTTGATGGCAGAAGCATTAACTGTTATACTTTTATGTATATCGTCAATCATTCTAATTAGATGGAAATATGGTTTCATTATTGTACTGGGAATTATTGGAAGCATTCACCCAATAGTAAGTTATTTGTTTAATACCTATTGGTTTTTACTTGATAGTACATTTGTCGTTATTGCCATAGTTGGCGTTTATGGGCATGCATTTACGGTAAAGTTCCTAACTGAACTAAATCAAAAATTACAAATTAAAAAACAATTTGGCTCATATGTTTCTCCAGTTATGGTAGAACGTTTACAAAAGAACCCTGAACTGATTAAACTTGGTGGTGAGAGAAAAGAACTTTCAATTGTTATGACAGACTTACGTGGATTTACTACATTGGGTGAATCATATGGTGATGATGTAGAAGGACTCACTTCTATCATGAATGATTATATGACAGCTATATCAGTACCAGTATTAAAAAATGATGGCTGTATCATTAAGTTTATCGGCGACGCAAGTTTACACGTTCATGGTGCTCCATTGGATGACGAATTTCATGCTAAAAATGCTGTTAAAACTGCTTTAGAAATGATTGAAGCAGTTACTGGGTTCAATGAATCTCTGGTAGCAAAAGGTAAACCAATTATTGGTATGGGCGCAGGTGTCAATACTGGACAAACATTAATTGGCAACATTGGTTCCAAAGATAGATTTGGTTATGATGTATTGGGTGATAGTGTCAGTACTGCAGCACGTTTAGAAGGACAGACTAAATCTTACGGAGTATTGTTGATTATTGGTCCAGAAACTGCTAAACTGGTTAAAAATGATTATTTTGTTATTAAGTTAGATAATATTGCTGTTAAAGGTAAAACTGTTGGATTAGATATCTATACAGTATTACAACCAGATAGATATACTAAATTGGAATTTGCAAATGCTAGAACTGTTCATAATAAGATGTTTAAGCATTATTGTAAACAAGAATGGGCATATGCCAGTACTATGTGTATGGATCTAACGGGATCTTTTAATGGTGAATTAGATTACTATTATGAGATGATGCGTAAAAGAATTGCAGGATATATGAGTGATAAATCTTTCCCGAAAGAATGGCAAGGTACCTTTGTAGCAACGAGCAAGTAGAAAATTATGACAGACACCACTGTTAATTTTGATTTAGAAAGAATGAAAGAATCTATCGAATGCCTTTCATACATCATGCCAAGTGATATGACATTCGCTGAATTTAAAGATTGGATATATAACATAGGAGAACAAAATGAAATCAATAAGTAGACCAATTTCGTCATTTGGATTAATGACCATACCAGTACTAATATTTTTATCAGTATGGGCGATAGTAAGTCTCTTATTTATAAGTATAGGAGCAGTTACATTAACGATCCTACATGCCCCAAAAAGGTTAATGGGTCCACGTTCTTTTTGGCATAAACATAAATTTTATAATAGAAATTCATTATAGAGTTACTACTTTTATCGATTCCCAGTAGCGAATTGGTACTAACGAAAGGCAGTAGTCGCCTATCACGTGCGTGGTAACTACCACGGTCCTAGGTGAATTCTTTTTATAACATCCAGAGCCATATACCTTGTGTCATTAATACAACGCCGGCTGCTGCCATTATAAAACTACCAAAAAATAACATTATATTTGCCGATAATATACTAGTAGATAATAACACAATAGATAATTGAAATGCCGTGCTGGCATACGATATCCAAGGAGTTTTAGTTTTAGCAACATCGCGTTCAGCTTCCAATGCCTTAGCGGAGGCAAATAATTCTTTTTTCCCCTCTCCGGTCTTTGGATCACTCTCATAACTATGAGCCTTAGCCATAAACTCAGCAGCTAATGATTTATCAGCTACTTGTTGAGCTGCTAATTCATAACTAGTCTGTTTAATACTCTTAGCCTGATAAAAATTCCATAAATCATTAGCCTTTATGGTATTGTTCATAATAGTACTATTAAGACTACTACCAATATAAGTGTTAGCAGCCAATAATGCTGCAAATATATTTATAACAAGACCAGCCTTGCTTTTAATTTTGTCACCTTGGGTTTGTTTTTCTTCAATCTTTCTCATTGATTTTAATGCTATATCTTCAATCGCCATTATTTTCTCCATTTATGCCATTAAATTTACTTTTCATCTTTCTCATCCTTGCCCATATGTTCTCTTGATGTTAATATCTTCTTGGCTATTTCACTACCTCCAACAACCGCCATATAAACTAATAGCATTTCCCAACTACCATTATCGGCAGTTTTTATTACTATATAGGTGGCTACCCCATAGGCAATATGTGTCCAAATCTTAGACGAACTGGCTTTACCAGTCGTTGAATCTTTCCATAAAAATTTCATTCTAGTTCCTGTTGCTTTTGAGCATTTTCCCTTAACTGCAGTACCGTATTTAATTTCGCGGTAAGTCGTAAAAGGTCATTATCTAATAATCTTATTCTATCAATAAGTACTATCAGCTCCTTTGATGCTTCTCCCAATACTGGATTAATTTCCTCAATGGTAAATGTCCAAACATACTTTACCATGCGTAGCATATACCCAGCTGCTATGATGGGAAATCCATATTTGTTTATAAGTTCAGCTATTTGTGTTATATCCATTAGTCGCGCCTCGCATCATTTTTTCCATCCATTCTGGATATCCTATCCAAATCAGGTCGTAAACCTAAGGTTGAAGATATAGTAACATCAATTTTAATAAGCTCATGAGAACAAGTTTTAACTCGATTCTCCAATGCCATCACAATACCCGCTAATGTTTTAACTGAATTAATAACATCACCTAATACAAATTTCAATGCGGTGAATATAAATGTTCCAAGTACACAACTACCAAGTATTGGAGTCAATGTATCTGAAAAGAATTTAACATATTCTGGATTCATTTTTTAAGTTTCTCCACTTTTTCAATTACCTTAGTTGCGTCATCCACGACATCAGTTACCTTATCAACTACATCATCTACCGCATCAGCAAGTTTTCGAATCATAGATGATTTCTTTGGAGGAGCCGGCGGAGATGATACAGGTGGTTTTTCTCCATTACTGTTCATCACTGCTGCCACTTCATGATGGACTTTTAATGGAAGTGCATCCACATCAAGTGAGTCAGATACCAATTTATCCAAATCTAACACATCAGTATTCATTTGTCGTACTCGCCCATCCATCGATTTGATGAGACCTATAATTTTTTTAATCGATTTAACTACTGATCCAAGTACCAATGCTATTGCCTGCATAATGAACCATCCACATACCACAGCAAGTGCTATTGGAAATCCACATTGCTGTACTAAATTAAAAAACGCATCCATGGTTGCTCCCCTGATACTGTATTTATTGGTTTTATATAACTATTGACACTCCCGTCTAAATACAATATAATTGATTTTCAAATTAACTGGAGACTAATCATGCCTAAGAGAAAAATAAACACAAATAAATTTACCGGTAAGCCAAGAGTAAAAAGAAAAAATAAATGTTGACAACCTTTGTAATTTGATATATAATAAGCATTCAATAACAAAGGAAATTAAATATGAAACAATTAACAAAATTAACCATGGTTGCAATCATGGGTCTTATCATGGTAGGCTGCGCTAGTACTGGTGATGTTGATGAATTACATGCTCATGTAGATTCTGATATGAAGGTATTACACGATCATGTAGATTCTGATATGGCAGCAATGGCTGCTGAACAAGCTAAACTAGCTTCTGAGCAAGCAAAATTAGCTGCTGAACATGCAGATATCAATACAAAATTGGACAATATGTTCAAAAAGTCAATGACTAAGTAAGATCGTAAAGAATTCTGTTTGACGTCTGCATGACGGTATTCAAGACGCGGCGTGGTGTCCGCCACCTCCACCATAAGCATATTTGAAACAGTATGCTTATCATTGGGGGTGTATAATCCTTTCGATTGGGTATAATAGTGTTAGATTAGGAATAGGTAGGCGATGACCTTAAATCAAGCAAAACTTATAGACGCAAAAGCATCTAAATTTGAGTATTTCACAATGCCATTCAGCATCGCTGCTAATGACGATTGGGCAATGGCTGCTTAATAAACAGCAACTCTGGGGCAAGTATGCCTTATAACCAAAAATACTTGTTAGGGACTTCGGTCCCTAATATTTTGTTAACCACTCGTAAATATTAAAAATAAATGTTGACAACGTTATTGTTAAATGTATAATACTTCAAATTATTAATATTTTATATCACCATAGGAAACATAATGAAATCGCATACCGATCTTGATTTAATCAACAAAATAGCAGAATTTTCCAAAAAATTAGCACAAGCACCCGGCAACAAATTCCCACGAGAAGCTATTCAAAATGGAATAGAGGCATACCAATATTCCGATCCAAATACCCATATACCTAATAAATCCGTATCTGTTATAAAAGTAGATCCAGATGATTTCTATGATTTTAGTGTAATTTTAAATTCGGAAGGCATTACAGGTAAGTTGGTGCCAAAATTAGCATATCATAATTTTGGCACCGGAATGAATGCCGCGAAACTAAGAAAAACTCAAAATGGTGCTAGCAGTGGCGAAGAAAAGAGTATGGCTACTAATAAGAACCATGGCGAAGGTGCTACCATTACAGGATTGGCATCAAATAAAGGACTAGGGGTAATATACGTAAGTTGTCATAAAGGACTGGTTAGTATGTTATGGCTACGAGTGTTGAAAGAAGATGGATATTCTAAACCGGTAAGGCATAATTTTTATTCCCTATTGGAGACAAATACAAAATTTTCCGATGTGGTAGATATCACCCAGTGTTTTGACATAATTAAATTACAACACGGATATCCCGGTCTGTTTCAGCCTACAACTGATTGGACTCTTGCGATAGCGATGGGCGATTCTATGGATCAAGATACAGGCGTTACCCCATTTTCAACCGTATCTAGAAATACCACTGGACAAGGTATGTGGTTACATGTTGAATTGTATAATAGATTTTTTAGCCTACCAACTGGCGTATCCATTAGGATAGCACCAGGAGCAGGACAATCAAGATTAAAAAATGCATTTTATACTTTTACATCGTATGAACAAGATATAATAAATGGACACAATAAGTATCCAGAGTTTAAGTTCGAATGGATCACAGATGACGAGAGTGGGATTAAAATAGGTTACATGTACGAACCTGCGTCGACTACTCCAGGAAGAAGAGCATTGTCGACTGGTCATAGTATTTTATCTTATTCTGCTATCATTTACGAAAATGAATGCTATAGCACCCACGGCGCGAATACTGGCGGGCATAAACTATGGAAAAGCATTGCTCATACCTGTGGTATAACCGTATGTAATGATAATTTTAAGATACTGGTTAAAATACCAACAAGTGACGATATCATCCCAACTCCTTGGCGTAAAGACATTGCCTATAAACATGACCCAGAATTACAACCAATTGATTTCAATTATACGTTACCATCTGGTGAAAAAATTTGTGATATGAGCAAACGATTGATGCCACAATGGGTTAAAGATAAACAAAAAGAACTAGATACAAGCATAAGTGATGCTTCTAATATCCAGGATTTAATGCAACAAAGATTGGATAATTTACTCAAAACGCAATTAGCCAACGCTGGCACAACGCCCGCTACCGGCACTGGGCCAAATCCTCCACAAGGCGGTAAGTATGGCCCAAGGATAAATCAAGGCACTAATCCAACTGGTGGTACTAATCCAATTTCTAAATCAGTTAAAGCATCACAGAATGGATATATGCATGTCGGTTTAAGATTTCCAACTATTAAAACTATCGTGGATGAAAAATCTTGGTCTGAAACCGGTGGTTCTGACCTCACTGGAAGAGCAGCTTGGTACGATACTGATAATGAACTATTATACATTAATGGGCTATATCAAATTATCGATGTCCATTCTCAACTATTTATGGATGAGTTTCAATCTGATATTGCATCGTTTGACGACGAAATAAGAAGAATTTCTAGAGCTGCAATGGAAGAAAGAATTTGTGAACAAGTATTATACGGATTAGCAAAGCGGTCTGCAACTGGATGGGAACTAGACGATATTAATGCAGCATGGAATCCTGGTGCGTTAACCATAGGTGCCGCTGATCGAGAAATTTCCAATGAGTATCGAAAACAATTAAAAGCCATTAAACTTAAGTTGGAAAACCAAGCTTACGAATAAGAATGATAGGGGCTATATGCCCCTATTTTTTTGCTTGCTATTATTTTAATTTGGTTTATAATAAATACTTAACTATTAGGAATTTAATATGAAGATAAATGAATTACAAATGCCACAAGAAGACTTATTTAGCGATGAAGATGTCAAAGCAATTATCAATCAAGAAGTAAATGGTTCTTGGAGTGAAGCAATGACCGCCGAAGAATTTATGGCATTTAATTATAAAATATTAGGAATCACGCCACATGGCTAAACACTTAGACCTTAAGTATTCTAGTTTATATATTGAATCGGCACAAAAACACCCAGAAGTAATACATAAACTTGATGATTTCGTAAATATAAAAACCGCCAATCCATCACAACGTTTTGGCTCCTCAGATGCCGGTTTTAATGCCGATGGACCATTTGGTAAATTAAAACTAATGCATGCTCATTTTTCGCATGATATCAGTTTAATTTATAAAATTAGAGGAACTCCATCAATTATCTATTTGTATGGATTTTTCTCCCATAAAGAATCAGGAACTAGCAAGAAGGATGCTAACCCGAGACTTCAAAAAACATTTTCTAAATCACTGGAAAAAGAATTCCCAGGCGTTAATGAAGATTCTGATAATGAATAGCTCATTGCTAAATATATAAAAAAGGATATTTCATGCGTTTCAAAGAATTTTCAAATGTAGTTACTTTAAATGAATTAAAGATGGCTCCTAGTAATCTTAAAAAGATGGCAGCGGCTATAAAAGGTTTGTGTGGCATAGAGTTTGAATTATATGTTCCAGATATAGATACCGGCGAGGAAGCAGAAAATGATTATGACAATAATCCATACTGTTATTCAATAGATGACCTCGTTAATTTTTATAGTGAAAATGATGTAAATGATAGATCTAATTTGAGATCCCTTGAAGAAGAATTAAGAGAAAGGTACTACGAATACGCATCCGAAATAATGGATGACCAATTTCGCAATGAAGCAGATAAATTAGTTCGTGATTACATCATAGAAAATGATTGGAATGAAGCTGATCAATATCAAGAAGCATATGATGCACTGAATCTCGGTGACGATGAAATAGAAGCCGCCGAAAGATGGAGGACTGATAAACAATCCGATGAAGATTATAGTAAGGAATCAAATTCCTATGCTAATTATATTGAAGCTAAAGGAATAGTTGATTCAATACTTGACGAAAATGTCGAAGAAAGCATAGAAAACTACGATGACAATTACCAATCTGCAAAAGAAGAGTGGGAACAAGATATGGAATGGCCAGATGAGCAAGATTTTCTAAATTATAATGGCATACGTAGAATGGCAGATGCCGAGGTTGATTATGGTTTGTATTGGCCGTTTCAAACAGGCGGCGGTTCTTCTGATCTTAATGAATTAGCTGATGATTTTGAGAATACCATTGGAAGACCAGCAGTAGGATGCGAACGAGGGTATCATGGGTGTGATGATCTCAAAGGCGGTGACAGCTACGTCATCGAAACCGATTCTTCACTTTCAGACGCCAAATCAGGTTTCAGCGGTGTAGAAATCGTATCACCTACTTTACCACTGATCGAAATGGTCGATGAAATCAAGGAAGTTATTGCATGGGCTAAAAATTATGGGTGCTATACCGATTATCATTGCGGTTTGCATGTCAATATTAGCATTGAAGATATCCCCATGCAACAACTTGATTATGTAAAAATGGCGTTATTTGTTGGCGACGAATATGTCCTAAAACAATTTAAACGTCAATCAAGCACCTATGCCAAAAGTGCTTTCAAACAACTTCAAACAAAAATCAATCAAGCACCAAATCTCGCTTACGAAGTGTTAGAAACTTTACAACAAAATTTAGCGAGTGTAGCTGGAAAACTCATCCATACAGGTACTACTGAAAAAATGGTAAGTCTTAATGCGCAAAAAGGAAGATTAGAAGTAAGAAGCCCAGGCGGTGACTGGATGAATGAGGATATTTCTAAATTGGAAAATATGGTATATCGTTTTATCGTAGCATTAGATATCGCTTGTGATCCAGCAAAAAATAAAGAAGAATACGCAACAAAAATGTACAAATTAATAAATCCAGGTGATACAATAAGTAAATCAGCAGATGCATTTTCAAAATATAATGCAGGAATTATTAATAAAGAATCATTAAGACAAGAACTAATATCAAAATCTAAAACAACCAAACCAAACATCCCATTTCAAATAAAACCATATGATAATTCGTGGGAAGTTACTGCCTCTAATGGGCAACGTACCGTAGTTCAAGCAGATTCAGCAATGGCTGCCGTTAATGCCGCAAGATCTCAATTACGATTGAATAGTATTCAATATCCTAATAACTCATTTCAAGTACAACCAATAGCACAAGCTGATCTATTCTACCAGCTTGGTTCCGATAATCTATCAACTGCGGTCGCACCTCCAACACCACAAGAGAAATATAAAGAACCATCCGCAAAAGAAAGAATAGCAAGAGCACAAGAACTACAAGCACAACAAACTCTACCAGGCGATTATTAAAATTAATCCTTGACATCGTCCTAAGATTTGCGTATAATACCACACATAGGCAAATCTTAGGCACAAATTTAGGCAACAACACTGTTGATTAACCCAGCTCAGGGAATTATTTTGAGCGGTAAAACTTCACTCATGGATGAGTAGAAGAACACCTACGCGCACAACAGCGCGGAACTCAGCGACTACCCGAAAGGATGACGATTGGATATGCCTTCATAAAACCAGTTTCGCTGTTTGAATAGAATTTTAAGGCTAAAAGAAGGGAGAAAAACCCTAGGTTATTATACAAGTTAGCGTTTGCATAATAATCGCCGTCATATAAAGACGGGATGAGCAGGTACCGGATGACCGCCTGTGAAATGTCTATTATACTATACATTATAGCATCTAATGTATAGTATAATAGACATTGTAGTCCCAACGCTAATTGTGAAGTCAACTCAGATGAAACAAAAATTAAATACTTTGTCTTGCATAAGGCAAAGTATTGCTCGTAATCTAGATGAATATATTATAATCAAAAGCAATTATAAAAGAATTATAATTAATATTAAAAAGAAAAATATTGTGGTGAGCGACAGCGAGACACAAGGGAACTACAGTTCCCTTTATAATAATTAATGAATAATAACATATAACAGGAGATAAAACATGCCAAAAGTATACTTCTTAATAGGTGTACCAGGAGTGGGAAAATCATCATGGGTGGCTAAACAACCATTTGATTGGAATAAAACAGTAATTGCAAGTACCGATAACTATATTGAGAGACATGCTAGTTCACAAGGTAGAACATATAATGATGTGTTTAGTGATACTATTAAGGATGCTGGCAAACACTTAACCAATACTGTGAATGATGCCATTGATAGTAATTTAGATATTATCTGGGATCAAACTAACGTTACAGTAAACAGTCGCAAACGTAAAATAGCAATGATTCCAGCTAATTATGAGAAGATCGCTATTGTATTTCTACCACCAGACATAGCTGAACTTTACCAAAGACTTAAAAATAGACCTGGTAAATCTATACCACAGAGAGTGGTGTTACAAATGTTAGATGATTTTCAAATCCCAACGAAGGATGAAGGGTTTGATGATATAAGAATTATTAATGCAGGGGAACCACAATGAACATAATTAGGTTTTTGAAATATCTTTTAAGTAATATCGACTGGGTATCGGTGGGATTTATAATTCATTTCAGTATATGTATGTCCGTATTGTTTCTACCAATACCCTATGATAAGTATATTGCCTATTATATCATTACTTCAATGTTAATTGCAGCCCTACAGGTCTTTATAATAGGGCCATTGAAAAGATCATATGAAAAATTTAAAAAAATTGACACACTATAAATTAAATGAGATAATATGAAACAAATACCTTGGGTAGAAGTATTGGTAAGAGATTCAAATACAGATAATGAATCAAAAGTAATTCAATCATATCCGTTTCCCGGAATTAATATCACCAACAGAACACTGATTGAATTGAAAGAAGCATTTACAAAGATGAAAGATCCAATAATGCGGGAATGTTATGAAACTAGATTACATTTCATAATGAATAGGTGGCATCCAACTAACTTTCTAACCGTATCAATTAAAGAGTGGAAATATAAATGAACCGTCGTGAATTAACTGAATATGGTAACGGAAAATGGTTTATTAAAGAATATGATGAAAAAGGTAATTATATCCGGTTAGAATGTGACGATGACTATGTTTATCATTTGGAATATGATGATGGCAATAATATCGTAAGAGCATGGTATGAAGGGTTTTTTAATCATAAAAAAAGCTTGACATTAAAAAATAATTAGGTATAATATACCTTAATGAATTTATCCGAAAGAGTACAGTGGCGTTTATACCGCAGAAGTTAGGGACTGTATTTTTTTATTAGTGTAATTGACTATAAGATAAATAAATTACCTGCATGGGCGGTGTTTGAAGGACTGGCTTAAACATTTGTGACGGGATAACTCCTGCCAGCGATATAGCGGAATTAGTTATTTTATAAAAATAATTTAGTATTGATGCGATGATTATCGGTGACTTGGTAGTTGAATAGAAACTACTAAATTATTTTAGGAAGGTTGCCAGAGCGGTAATGGAGTGGATTGCTAATCCATCGACCTTTACGGGTCGCATAGGTTCGAGTCCTATACCTTCCGCCAAATATTTAAAATAGTAGTTGACATTATAAACAATATAGTTTATAATATATACTTAATAAAAAGTTTATTCCCGGACGGACGCAAGGTGTGTCAGCAGACTGTTAATCTGTTTATCAGGTAAGTTCGATTCTTACTCTGGGAGCCAAATATACCACACAGCCTCTTAACAATGCTCAAAGCTGTGGTAGCTAGAATGCCTAAACTAGCATAGTAGTATGGACGCATATTACAAGACGGCACTTTTAAGAATATATTGAGCTGCGGAGCATGACCGCAAGGGCAAGGTAAAATGTGTCGAATCGCAGTGTTAATGCGAATCAGTATATTCTTAAAAGTATTTAATAAAACACATTAATCGAGTTTATATAAATTCGCTTACTCGTTAAGAATAGAGGCGACTAAAACTATTCTATAGTGTGTTTTATTAAAAGTATTTGGGTTGATTGTATCAATTAACTATTACACACTCTAAGGTCACAGTGGACGATGTGTGTTGAAATACTTTTAATTTTAGAAAAACATATTTGACGGTTGTTCTAGTGCAAACAAATGGCATGGGGGCAATCGGTGGTGCTGACACACTGCGAAAAGTTTATTTGTCAGAATAAATGAATATTAAGTATGTTTTTTAAAATTTAATAAAACACATTCGCCCTTGATCAAGGTTGAGTTGGTTCTCTATCTGTCGCAACAGATGATGCGGTTCGATTCCGATACAGAGTGTGTTTTATTAAATTATCGCGGGTTATTTTAATGGTAGAATACTGGTCTCATAAGCCAGTGATGATAGTTCAACTCTGTCACCCGCTTCCATTTTAACAAAAGTTTTTTTGCCACTGTAGCACAATCGGTAGTGCGTCTGATTTGTAATCAGAAGGTTGGGGGTTCGATTCCTCTCAGTGGCTCCAAATTTATAACAACAAAGGAAACATCATGACAGAAAAACACGTAGCATTAATTTTAGGAACAGTAGCTATATTTGCGATATTTATTGGTTTTTCCATCTATACGGTAAACCATGAAGATACACTTAAAATGGACATTGCCGCAAAAAACAATATGATAGAATGTAGAGAAGGTTCATTTGTACTTTGGAAACATTCTTGCGACGCACGTATTGACAATTAAATAGTTCCCATCGTCTAGTGGTCTAGGACACTCCCCTTTCACGGGAGTAACAGGGGTTCAAACCCCCTTGGGAACGCCATTTTTAAATTTGACAACCGTTATATATTGATATATAATATAACCTTATTATGGTGAAAGTCCATAAGGAACACCATCTTAGTAGTACCCGTAGTATAAACCGGCAGGATTGATATGGAATATCGTTCTTGCTTTAATAATAAAATTATCATGGAAGATTTACAAATGAAGATAACTTCAAACGCAGTATTTGATTACCCACCGACTAACGAAAATTGGTCTTTTGATTTTTCCAACGAACTTAGTCTTGATGAGTTTGCTGTACCGCATGGTTTTGAAAAAATTGCGGACGGTGTTCTTAATATAGAAGAGAATTTCCCAATAAGCAAACGGGAATTTATCAATGGCCCTTCTTTTGACAAGAAGTTAGTTGATTTCATTCCAGTTGCTGGGAGAGAATACGATTTTAAAAAACACAAAGGTCATGTATATGCTATTTCCTTCGATGGCAAAATTGTCAAGCTTGGAATGACAGCAGATACCATTCAAGGTAGAATAGGTTCTTATAATTGTGGAACACGAGCTGCAAGAAACAAAGGTACATGTTCTACAACTAATTATCATATTGTAGAAAGCATTTATGGTGCTATACTTAATAATATAAAGGTAGAAATATATTCCTATCCTGTTATAAATCCAGTAGTACCAATTTCAATATGGGGAGATACCGAATCGGTAGAAGTTCCTGAGGTGGCTAAGTTTTTTGAAAAATCTATATTGAGAAAATATAAAGAAATTACTGGTTCATATCCTTGGTTGTCAAATAATGGCTAAGACAGCTAAGACAGTTAAACCGGTTAACCCGGTTAATCTGGATAAGTTCTATACGGAACTTAGTATAGCGAAAATGTTTGTGGACAAAATTAATCAATTTTGTCCATTAACTAACTATGATATGGTAATTGAACCAAGTGCTGGTTCTGGAAACATATTGCGATACTTACCTACTGATACTGTTGCGTTAGATATTGCCCCAGAAGGACCGGGTATTATTCAACAGGATTTCTTTACGTATGTGTCGCCATATCATCCAGAAACTAATAACATAAAGATCATAGTTATTGGTAACCCCCCATTTGGAACTGGTTATATGAATCCTTTAGCAAAAGGATTCTTTAATCATGCTGCGACATTTGCTAATACTATTGCATTTATAGTACCTGCAAAATATCATTCCTCGTGGAAAGTACAGAAACAATTGAATCCTGATTTTGGATTATATTTTAGTGAAATATTACCTATCAATAGTTTTGTTAAGGATGGTAATCCACATAATGTTAATTGTTGTATGCAAATATGGTCAAAGGAGAACCTTGGTGAAAATCTTAGGATAACTACCATTCCACCTACTTCTCATCCAGATTTTGATTTCTTTCTCACCTGTGACAATGTTGCTAGACGTCCATTAGTTAGGGAACAACTTAGAAAAAAAGAATATTGGGAATTTGGATTAAAATACTGGGGTAAGATACATGTATGTGATATCGATAAGGTATCAGTGGAAACAACAACCCATTATGTATTTTCTCCAAAGCAACCTTATGTTAGAGGAATTCTTGAAGGTATAGATTGGAGTAAATATGTTACAAATATGGGCGCACCAAATGTTGGTGGTAAATCAATAATAATTCGTGCCTATAGTGACGCGCTTGCTAAAATTAATAGCGAAATAGATGAGGCTAATAAATAGAAATAGCAGTTAATTAGGTGGTACCCATTATGGGTACCATCTTTAAATCATTCAACACAATTATGCGGGTGTAACTCAGTGGTAGAGTGTCGGCCTTCCAAGCCGTTCGTCGCAAGTTCGAACCTTGTCACCCGCTCCAAATTTTAATATAAATTAATAGAGCAATTATTGGGCCTGTAGTTTAATTGGATAAAACACACCGCTCATAACGGTTGAGACTTTCGGATCATGCCCGAACGGGCCCAATAATTGCTCTGTCATACGACGAAGAAGGAAAATAAATTATGGCAGGAAAAGGTTCTAAGCCACGCCCAATGAGCGTAAGCAAAGATAAATTCTCAGATAATTGGGATGCTATTTTTGCAAAAAAAGAAGATGTAGCAGTAAAAGAGAATAAAATAATTACTGAAGAAGATACTCAACAAGATAAATCAGTTGACACTGGTTGTTAAACCTGATATAATACATTTTTTAATTTAACAAATAAGGAAAGATCATGGCTGGAGTACAGCAAATATCAAAAGCAAATAAACCTAGAAAAGGTTCAACATTAACTAGGAATGGTAGACCAAGATTAGGTACCATTAGTGAAGCTAAATTAACTGAAATGATGGAGAAAACTCCTTCTAAAAAAGCTAAGGATAAAATTCGTAGTCGGTTAAATGTTTTAGCGAAACGTGCTAAAAAAGCAACCAAACAATCAACGTAAGGAGGGTGGATGAAAGTACAAGCAAGTCACATTTTAGTACAAACATTAGAAGAAGTTACTCAACTGACTGAACAACTTAATTCTGGTGCAGATTTTGCCGAATTGGCAAAACGTCATTCAAAATGTCCAAGTGGGCAAAACGGTGGTGATTTAGGGTTATTTGGTCGTGGTCAGATGGTTCAGCCATTTGAAAATGTTTCATTTGACCTACCAGTTGGTGGTATTAGTGAAGCTGTCCAAACACAATTTGGATATCATTTAATTAAGCGAACTGCGTGACCTATACAGTAATAGACACCAATGATGTTTTTAAGAAGTATGATTTTAGTTCAATCATAACGAAGGAAGATAATCAAGCAGCTATTACTATTGTGAAACGGGTAATTGATTCTGGTAACTATTTTAAAAATAGTCCCAAATATCAAACCCAAGAAAATATCTTTAGCAGACCAGAAGAGGTTTGGTTGAAATACCGAATGAGTTTTCTCTTTAGTGTCTTTATGTATCTAGGTCGTGAAGTCCGTGTATCTAATATGATGGCATGGAGTTTTATGACTAATCTGGATACAGTTGAAGATCGTGATACCTATTGGCATAATCATTGGCATCCTGAAAATCCGGATGCCAATATGTTAAGTGGTATTTTTTACTTACATATACCTGAAGAAGTTGACATTGACATTAGTGGCACGGAGATGGCTCCTAATGGTCCTACTAATCCAGGTAAGTTTTTTGTAAGACCAACTGAATATAACTGGTTGATTTATCCAAGTAATCAATGGCATAGACCAGGTATAATTCAAAGTAAGGACTATCGTTTTGTTTTGGCGGTAGATATCGAATGGATTTAATTAATAAGTTAAAAGGATTTAACAACAATGTGTTTACAATTATCAAAAGCAATAGCTGAAATCATAAAGATGCCATATCATACAAATGATACCGCAAATACCTATAAAGGCAAACATGGGCATGAACATGCTATTATTTGTAGATTTACTGATCAGGGCTTTTCTAAATTTGTGTATGTTAAAAAAACAAAAAGACCTCGAAAAGCGCCACCAAAAAAACTAGATTCTATTCCAAAAGCAGTAATGAAAAATTTTGCTAGGACTAATGACCCTACTCGACTTCTTGAATTTTTAGAAGATATGACATATGGCAGTTATATTCATCAGCCATGTGGGTCACATAGTCCTCCGGACTTTCTCGTTAGAGATTTTAATGGTGTTTTTTACGCAATTGAAGGGAAATCTAGTAGTAAAGGCGATAAAACTATGTTTAATGATTCATTAGCAGAGCCAACAGTCATATATGTATTCTCCTCTAAAATAACAGGTCCTGACAAGCAAACTACTGTTTTTTTAGGTAGAGATGTTATAGATCCAGCCTGTTATGCACATAGAGAAGCACTTAATGTTAAATTGACAAAATGCGTAGAAGAAGAGCGTGACATTATGAATGCTAAAGGCATACCTAGCACGTTTAATATGACATATCGTGTACAGAATTTTCAATTAGATGTGGTGATTGGTAGCCCTGAAAGGGGACAGCGTGAAGCTAACGTTATGGCATTTTTAAGTGAGTAACACATATGAGTTAATATGTAGTGATAATCTGGAATACATGAAAACTCTACCAGAAAATCATTTTGATGCGTGTATTACGGATCCACCATATGGTATGGATATAGCTGGTGTGAAATGGGACCATAATGTCCCACCAGTTGCTACTTGGCAGGAAGTTTTGCGAATACTTAAACCAGGGGCGTTTGTTCTTAGTTTCTGTAATCCTGAATACTATCATAGAATGGCAGTTAATGTAGAAGATGCTGGCTTTCGACCGATGGATATGGTTGTTTGGATGATCACTACAAAGATGGCAAAAGTTAATAGGTTGAAACCGACACACGAAGCCATCTTTGTAGCTCAAAAACCATTTACTGGTGGTATTAAAGATAACATGGAAAAATGGGGGTGTGGTATGATTAATACCAAAGATACCAGAATTCCATGGGATGGGCTACCACCAAAAAATTGGATTAAAGGTGGTGTTGGACGTAGGGCATTCGGCGGTGATGTCGCTAAAGCTAAAGATGCTAAGGTGAAAGAAACCGAAGATGCAAATCCAGATGGTAGATATCCTCCTAATATAATAGGATTGTTTGATGAATATGAACATCAAAAATATTTTTATGCTCCGCGAGCAACTCGTAAAGAGCGTAATGAATACAATGATCATCCAACACCAAAGCCATTGGATCTAATGAGTTATCTTTGTAAAGTATACGCACCACCTGGTGGTATTATAATAGATCCATTTGTTGGTAGTGGTAGTACCGGTATTGGCGCATTACTGCAAGGTAATTCATTTGTTGGTATTGATTTAGATCAACATTATATTGACATTGCTGAAAAGCGTATTCAAGATCATTATGTAAATAGACCAGATGAACCTGAATATGAAGAAATTTTTAGACTAGCACCTATAGCAAAACCAAAGAAACCAAAAAAATCTTGACAATAAATAGGGATAATATTACAATATCCCTATCTTATTTACCAACCGGAATATAACTATGAATACTTGGATTACATCTGACCTTCATTTCTACCATAAATCAATTCTTAGGTATTGTCCAACTACTAGGCCATATACCGATGTAGCTTCTATGAATGAATCAATGATTACTGAGTGGAACAATACTGTCATGCCTGATGATTTAGTTTATATTTTGGGTGATTGTGCGTTTTGTAATGGAAACATTGCCGCTGACATAATCTCACAATTAAATGGTAGAAAGATACTGATTATTGGCAATCATGATAGTTCATTGCTTGATACTTCGGCATTTATAAATTGTTTTGAATCAACACATCAATTATTAGAAATAACATATCGGGATAATACGGTAGTGATGTGTCATTACCCAATGACCCGATGGAATAAATCTCATTATGGTAGTGTTCATTTTTTTGGACACACACATGGTGAATATATTTCTGGATGTAGATCATTGGATGTAGGAGTTGATGCTACTGGAAAAATAGTATCTAGTTTAGATGATATGATCGATCAAGCATTGCTCCAACCATTTTTTAGTAACCATAAGTGATATATATGACCTCTTTTATAAATTATGATATGCAACAATACGTAATGGCTAATCCCCATTTAGTTACCATGAGGGAAACTTCGTATCAGGGCGTATATGTGTTAAAATACAAGAAAAAGGTATTTTATGATGGATTATGGGATGATTATCTTGAAGAATGTCGTGGGACATTAGTGGATAGCAATTTCAATATTGTAAGTCGACCATTTACCAAGATATACAATTATGGTATTGAAAAAAGATCGCCTATATTGGCTGATGATACTAAAATAACTACTTGTAGAAAAGTTAATGGTTTTATGATAGCCGTAACTTGGTACAATGATGATATATTGGTATCTACTACTGGCTCTACTGATTCAGATTATGTAAAAATGGCATTAGAGTTGATTGATCGTAAAAAATACGGAAAAGTATGTAGGGATTGGATTGGGTATACATTTATGTTTGAATGTGTTCATCCAAATGATCCTCATATAATTGTAGAAACTCCTGGTATGTATTTACTTGGATGGCGGAAAAACAATTGGGATAGTTGTGTTGAATATGAACAGCTGGTAGCAGCATTACTTGTTCAATATTTTGATTGTGAATTTGTTGATTGTGAAGAAACCACTGTTGGCCAATTATTAAAGCAAATCAAGACTGTTGAACATGAGGGATTTGTTGCTTATTGCAAAGATGGTGTTTCATTTAAGATTAAAAGTCCATATTATCTTGTTAAGAAATTTGTAGCTAGAAATCCCAATACTGAAAAATTGATGCGTTCTAATGTTAAAGAATTTGTCGACGAAGAATATTATCCATTGATTGAACATATCCAACATAATATAAGCGAGTTTACTTTGTTGACTGAACAAGCCCGATTACAATATGTTAGAGATTACCTACACGGCTGAGTATTAATAAAATATCTATGTAACATTGATAAATACTCCATAACGATCATAAAATGATCACATAATGGAGAAATAGCATGTCGCTAAGAATTAGACGCGGTACAGACGGCCAACGACAAGGAATTACATTTGATCTTGGTGAAATAGCATATACGACTGATACAAAAAAATTATATGTAGGGGATGGCGTATCTCCAGGTGGAAATAACGTACTAGAAGCTACTGCTGGCATTGGGTTATCATGGAATGCTGGAACAGAGCAAATGGATGTAGATGGGACTGGATTAACGACATCTAATATAACTGAAGGTACTAATTTATATTTCACTCCAGATAGAGCGCAGGATCAAGCTGCTGCATTATTTACTCATGCTGGTCATACTGCTATTTCATTTATCTACGATGATAGTGCTGGTAAAATTACAGCAACGGTTTCTCTTGATGGAGTGGGTATAGCAAATGTGCAAGCCGACACAGATCCTCATTTAGGGGGTGATTTGGTGTTGAATTCACATTCCATAACTGGCACTGGTGGTATTGACCTCACTGGTAATATAACAGCTACTAGTATATCTGCCGACTTAGGTGGTGATTTAGGGTTAAATAGTTATGATATTACCGGAACTGGAAATATTAACATAACAGGTGATATAACAGCTACTAGTATAACTGCCGACTTAGGTGGTGATTTAGGGTTAAATAGTTATGATATTACCGGAACTGGAAATATTAATGTTGATGGTAAAATTACTGCTAGTGATTTAACAGTGGCTGGTGCTATAACTTCTGTGCTTACTGGTCCCGCATATCTAGATACTATAGTACCAATTGGGACCGACAGTATCCCAGCTACTATAGTAATGACTTCACATTATAGGATAATGGAATCCTATACAGCGTTAGATACAATTGATGCCAATGAACCTGGTATTCATATTAATGTGTGCCGAGGTACTACCGAAACTCCAACTGCAATTGAAGATGGCAACATTTTAACAGGTATAGTTGTAAATGGGTTTGATGGAACTATTTATGATACAGTAGCTTCTATAACTACAACCATAGATGGGTCCGTGTCTAGCGGAGTCATGCCAGGTAATTTGCGATTAGGGGTTGGTAACTTCGTGTCGTCTCCAACAACTGTCAAATATTACGATTTTGATTTTTATGGTGGATTTACCATGCCGGTTCTGACAGCAGCGCCCACAAGCCCTAAAACAGCTGCAACGTATGTTGCCGATGGTGTTTCATGGGACCCAGCCTCTATAGCTGGATCTTTGCCGTACCCTGTATTTTATGATGGTTCGACATACAACAAATTATACTAATAAATTAATGACAATAACCTGCGATATGCGCAGGTTATTTCAAATATCCATTGTAAAAACATCTAACTAATTTATCTCTTATGTGTATGGTATATTCATATCATATTTAATAAAACATATCTTGACATTTGACCTTTCTTGTAATATAATACAACTTTTATTAATCACACTACCGAGCTATGAAGAATATCACTGTATTGTTTCTATTAATTCCGTCCTTAACATTTGCGGAGGAATCCCCATTTACTAAATTCTCTACGGAGAAGAATTTTACTCAAAGTAGTAAAATAGAATGGGAACAAGTGGACGATATACAAAAAGCATGTAATGAACAACGAATAAACTCCGGTGAAAAAGTATACACTTATAAAGTGGATGCGTGTTCAGCATGGAGCGTTAATATATTTCAACAACACGTCTGTCATATAATTACAGAAAAGAATGTCAGTATGTGGACTATTGGACACGAAATTCGACATTGCTTTCAGGGAAATTTTCACTAATGACTAAAAAAAGTACAAGTCCTGATAAAAATAAAGCTTTAATAAATTCATTTATCAATAGATCAACCGAGCAAGATCCAGAGTTAGATCCACTTGTTTGGTCCATACGAAAAATGAACGCGATTGACCTATACAACGATGACGATCCTGAACGTTGGAAAAATAATATGGAACATGATTTGCGCACCTGTGAGTGGATGTTGACAAAGGTACGTGAATGTGACAGATACGCACAAAACCTATATGCCGCTATGTGTAATAATGAGTTCATTCAATGTGATGATACTTGGAATATATTAAAGGAAAACTACTGGCACGCATCTTGGAGAAGTGCTGGTGGGATTATTGCTGATATGCGTGAAACGGGTGATTATATGGATTGGTATTGTTCTGGTATGGGTAGCAATATTCCCGGACAAGTTTCTGAAACAATCGTCACTGATGAAATTCGTAGCGACTTGCTTAAATTAGGGTGGATGGTATTACCAAATCCAGATAATTTAATTTGACATATGAAAAAATACCAGTATAATATAAACATAACTTAATTAAGGAGAAATAAATGGAAGAAAAAGCACCAATTAAAGTAAGTGATATGGTAAGGCAAACCGTAGACAACTCACACCACTTTTATATGCAAATTGCAGAACACATTGACAACTTAGAGTTTAAAATTGAAATGTTAACTGGTCGTATTGAAGAATTAACTAAACTATCAAATGGAGAGATCGATGATCTTAAATAAAGTAAAAGTAGAAGACTTATCAACCTTTAAAGTTTCTGTTAAGGAAACATTACAAGTTGGTCCAGCAATTGTGACATTTACTAAGAAGGATGGTAGTGAACGAGTGATGAAATGCACATTAGAACCATCATTAGTCATTCATGAAAGTAAACCTATCGTTGAAGGTGTTGAGAAGAAAGAACGTAAACAAAGCGATGATGCTATGGCTGTTTACGATTTGGAAAATAATGCTTGGAAGAGTTTTCGTTGGGTTAGTGTCATTAATGTGGAGTCAGTTATCTAATGTCCACATGGTTTGGGAAAAAAATATCTGATTTTGGTCTGCCAGAGGTTAAACCTATGCCAATGCCAGAGGTTAAATTTGCAAAAGCCAGTGAGGATGGATACACGGTTGGTGTAAACAATGATGGCTCAACTGTACTAAAAATGACAACTAATTACACTACTGTAACATTAACAATGAATGAGTTTGGCACACGTCAATTAATTAGATTGTTAGAAGCTACATTAACCGAAGAGGAAGAAGAATGCCAAGTTTAATACCAATGGTAGTAGAACAAGAAGCTCGTGGCGAACGAAGTTACGATCTTTACAGTCGATTAATGAAAGATCGAATCATAATGCTTGATACTGATGTGAATGAACATTCAGCAAGCATCTTAGTTGCTCAATTGCTTTTTTTGGAAAGCCAAGGTAACGAAGATATTAATTTTTTCATTAATAGTCCAGGCGGTGTAGTTACTGCTGGTATGGCCATCTATGATACCATGCAGTTTATCAAGCCAGATGTTGCCACCATTGTGCTAGGACAAGCCTGTAGTATGGGTAGTTTATTAGCTAATGCTGGGGCACCAGGCAAACGTAGAATGCTTCCTAATGCGAGACATATGTGCCACCAGCCGTCGGGAGGTGCACGTGGTCAAGCCACCGACATGTTAATTCAGGTTGAAGAAATCTTAAAGATGAAAAAATCGTTAACACAGATTTATGTTGATCACAACAGTGAAGGCAAAACGTTTGAAGAATTTTCAGCCATGATGGAGCGTGACACATTCATGTCGGCGCAAGAAGCATTAGGCTGGGGTTTAATTGACGAAATTATTACAAAGAGATAATTAAAAAATCATTTGACAGATATCAATTATGCCGATATAATAAATACACAGTAGAATACTTGGGAATTATAAATGAACATATACGATTTTGATGAACAATCATTGGAGCAATACTTAAGAGAAAAGAACGAAGAATACCGTTCTGGTATTCCAATGATTTCTGATATTGAATATGATCAATATATGACAGAAGCTGCTAACTTATATCCTGATAATGAATGGTTCAATCAATTGATGGTTGAACCAGATGTACTCGAGGGTAAATCCGTTGCGTTGCCTGAAAGAATGTTATCAACAAATAAGGCATATACCCATAAAGAAATTGAAAAGTGGGCTGATGATGTTGTTAATGTTGGTAAATCATTAGGGCAATATGCTCCAGAAATATTATTTAAAGTAACACCAAAATTAGATGGGTATGCCTCGTATCTGGATAATGATAAATTATATACACGGGGTGATGGAAGAAATGGCACTGATATAAGTAGAGCTTTTTCAAGAGGATTACAAAGTGTTTTGAAATTTGATAGAGCTGCACGAGGACCGGGTGAAATTGTTGTTAATAAACAATATTTCATAAATCATCTTTCGAACTATTATGAAAATTCTAGAAATATCATCGCTAGTGTTATTAAAGAAGGCGAATTAGATGACACCATTAAGGAAACAATCGATGATGGAATGGTCGTTTTCTATCCATTTAGTCAATTAACAGCGTGGATTGGCAATCGTAGTGATCTAATGCTAAAACTTGAAGAGTTATGGGAATTATTCAATGATTATGATTATGATACCGATGGGTTGGTGATCGAGGCAACTAGTAAAGATATCAAGAGACAAATGGGTAGCACCAATCACCATCATAAATGGCAAATTGCATTTAAGAAAAATACTGAATATCACGAAATAGCAGTTACTGGATTGATATGGCAAACTAGTAAGAATGGGCGGTTAACTCCAGTTGTTCAACTAGCACCAACAAAGGTATCTGGCGTTACTATCAGTAAAGCAACTGGTCATCATTATGGAAATGTCAAAGCAGGTATGATTGATGAGGGCGCGGTTGTTAAAGTGTGTCGTAGTGGATTAGTTATACCCTATATAGAAAGTGTAGTTGAACCTGCTATTGAATTTCACACACCAGGGGTATGCCCTAGTTGTAATTCGCCTACTGAAATTGATGGTGATAATCTTATTTGTACAAATACAGAAACTTGTCCAGCTCAAATTGAAGGACGGATTGAATTCTTCTTCAAGACACTTGGTAATTGTGATGGATTTGGTCCAAAAGTTGTTGAAAAGATTTGTAATTATGGTAGTAAAACAATTACAAGCATCTATCTATCATTATGTAGATTAGATTTCATTGATATGGGATTTGGTGAGAAAACAGCTGATAACCTTTTGGATGAATTAGATGCAAGTCGTAAAAGACCAATTGAAGATTGGCGGTTTCTTGCAGCATTTAGTATCCATAATGTTGGAAAAGGCGGTTGTGAAAAATTGCTTCAACATCATAGATTGGTGGATGTATTCAATTTATCAATCGCTGATATAATTGACATTGATGGATTTGCTGATATAACAGCTACTAATTTAGTAAAATCATTAGCAAAAATTAAAATAGATTTCGATTTATTAATGGGATTAGGTTTTAATTTAATTGAAACCCCTTTGATAACAGATTCTGCTAAGTTGACACCTATTTCTGGCTTGACAATTGTATTTACTGGTAGTATGATACATGGAAAGCGTGATGATATGGAAAAACAAGCAAAATCACTAGGTGCGAAAGTTAGTTCTTCCGTATCTAGTAAAACCGATTATTTGGTTTGTGGAAACAATGTAGGTGAAGCAAAAACTAAATCGGCTGAAAAAAATGGTGTTAAGGTATTGTCGGAAGATGACTACTTAGCATTATTAAAATAGACCTATCATGGGTCTAAACCTGGGAAAAGTTTAACGGGTGTTAAACTTAATTAATTAAAATCCTTTTAGGAGAATTAAAATGGCAGCAACAACAGAAGCTTTAACAACAGTCGAATCACCGCTGTTTAATAAAAGAAATTTGTTCCTAGGCGCAGCACTTTATGTTGTGTTTTATGCTTGGGTTCGTTGGTATGAAGGAGTTTATGGCTGGTCAGCTGGTCTAGATTCATTCGCACCTGAATTCGAAACATATTGGATGAACTTTCTTTATATTGAGTTCGTTTTAGAAGTATCGACGGCAGGTATTTTGTGGGGTTATCTTTGGAAATCTCGTGATCG